CAGCCGTTGAGGTCGTAAATGTTGCTTGGGTGACGTAAACGAGTCCCGCATTGGTAAGAAAAGTGTTTGTATCAGCGGCGGTGAGCACCTCGCCGGTTGTGAATGTTTTGATGGCCATTAGTACCCCAGTTTGTTGAAATCGAGCCGCCCATAGACGGCGTTATTGAGCAATAGGTAGTTGTTGAGATCTGCCCCGGACACGAAATAGGTGGCATACACGCCGCCCTGCGGGCTGCCAGAGAACGCGGCACCTTCGATAATGCATTGGTAAGTCGTGCCGCGGAATGTGACGGCAACCTCGGTGGCGATGTCGCCGCAGCCGTACGACGGGTTGAAGGCCGTGTCATTCAGAAACACGCGGAATGACGAAATGGCGAGCGCTGGTGTTTGGTAGGTGGCCAGTAGGTAGTTGGCGTAGTCAAGGGCCTGGCCGGTCGAGGCGTTCAGGGTGTTGACTTTGTATGTCCGGTATGGGGCCGCGCCGGTCTGGACCCGCTGCTCGGCGAACGATTCGGGGTCGACGGCGACTTGGGTGTAGTAGTTGTCGGCGAGTGAGTCAAAGGTGATTTCGGTGTAGGGGTTGGTTGACGGGCCGCGAACGTCTGAAAAGTTGTTGAAGACGTTGGTAAGTTTGTAGTACTGGTTGTACATCGTCAGGCCGAAGTTGCCGTTGTCTTTCATGCGGCCGTTCATTGTCAGGGTGGCAAGGTTTACCCAGTCTCCGATTGTGCCGTTGAGGGTTGTGGCGGCGAATGATGTGCCGGTGCCGAAGCCGGAGAGGGTGCCCACCAGAAAGCCGAAGTTTGCGAAGATGGTGTTGCATTGGTTTCCGAGGGTGTCAGCTGACAGCGCGAAGCCGTTGCCTTGTGCTCGGGCCATTGTCGCAAAATAGGATTCGCAAGTGATCGTGAGGATGTCGGCGGGGCCGACGTTTGAGACGTAGGGCTTGCCGTAGGTGACCTCGACATCGGCGATCTCCCCAGCAAAGATTTGGCGTTTGCTTGGGACGCCGGAGACAAGGCCGCCGTCGGTGTAAAGCCGTACTTCGGTGCCTGGCACGAGATCGGGGTCGGGGGTGGCGTAGCCGTTGGGGTAGCGGATCTCGACCGCGGCGGTGTTTGCCCGGTATGCGTCGAGTGGGGATCGGCGGCCGATGTTGCAGGTGGCGGTGAGGAGGTTGGGGATTTCGGTTTCTACTCCGCCGATGACTTTGTAGAACCTGAAAATGACGTTCATTAGTAGGCGTTCCCGACTCGGATGGGGACCGACCCGTTTTGGCGCATGTAGGCGCGGAGCGCGTCGACGACGGAGTTCGGGTCGCCGCCGTTCACGTTGATCGTGACGCCGCCACCCATGCTTCCCATACGGTCCAGCGGGACGACAGCCTCGGGGCCTGCTTCGCCGATCATGGCAAGGGTCGGGCCGCGAACAATGCCGCCGTCGGCGAGTCCTGGGATCTTGTTGAGCAACGATCCGAGGGAGCCGATAGCGCCCAGCCCTGGAATGGACAGTTTGCCTGCGGCTCCGGCGAGTTCGCCGAGGATGCCGAAACGCTCAAAGAAGTCGTCGAAGTCTTTGACGCTTTGGGCGATCTGTTTGCGGAACACGAAGATGGCGGCTGTGGCGGCCACTACAGCGCCGGCGATGAGGATGTAAGGGTTGGCGGCGGCGGCGGCGTTGAAGAGCGTCTGGGCGGCTGTGGCGGCTGTCTGGACGGCTGTGAAGATCTTCATGGCGGCGTTCACGCTGATGATGGCTGTGGCGAGGCCGCCGATCGTGGCTCCGAGGATGACAACGAGGTCGGTGTTTTCCCCGACCCATGTAGCGAGGCGCTCCAAATAGGGCAGTAGCTCCTCAATGATCGGGAGAAGGGCCATGCCGATCGACTCTTGGGCTTCTCCGATGGCGACGCCCATACGCTTGAAACGGCCTTCGGCGGTGTTCGCGGCGTCGGCAGCTGCGCCTCCGAACGTGTTCGCCATCGTGTTGAAGATTTCGTCGGCCGAGTGGCCTGCCTCAATGAGGCCGCGCATAGACGGATCGAGTTTTGCCAGGGCGCTTTCCTGGCCGTTGTACGCTTTGCCGAGGGCTGTGGAAACGGTCGTGAGGTCCTTGCCGGTCGCCGCGGCGATGTCAAGGGACAGGTTGAGTAGGCGTTGGGATTCTTCAGCGGAGCCGGTAGAGCGGGCAAGGTTCGCGTAGGCGGTGCGGAGTTCGGTGTCGGCGACGCCGGTGGCCAGCGTCATTTTACCGATGAGGTCTTCGGTGGCCGCCACCTGGTCGTCGGTGGCCTGCGTCGAGATCTTCAGCTGACGGGCGAGTTCGGCTGAACTTTTCTGGTCTTCCATCGCGGCTTTGGCTGCCGAGAAGCCTGCAACGGCGAGGCCGCCGAGCGCGGCCGCTGCTGGGATCGCGGCTTTTTTGATGGCGAACTGGGCTTTTTCTCCGGCGGTTTCGAGCTGCTTGAACTCTTTGATTGCTTTGGAGACGCCTTTGCCGTCAAACTCGGAAATGATGGGAATGGTTATTGCCATTACGCGGCCCTCCGTGACATGAGGCGGTCAGCGGTTTTGGCGACGCCTTGCACCAGTTCTTTGACTTCTTTTTCGACGCGGTCGGCGTAGCGTTCGTAGCCGGGCCACATGACTCGGGAGGCTTTGCCAAAACGGTTGTTGAGGCTACGGACCATCCATTCGCCTTGTGGCGTGTTTCCGGCTCGGCTCATGTCAAACAGAGTGGCTTGCGCGGCTGTCCATTTGATGCCGAAGACAGCGAGGTTTCGGACAACTCCGCCGAACTCTTTTGGCTTTTTGCCGGAGACGAACGCTTTGATTCCGCGGGGCGCTAGGGAAACACTCCATGGCAACATTTGGAAACCGGATCGGGTTGTCCAGTTTCGTTCCCAGCCGGATAGCGGGGCGCTAGTGGGCAGGCTTCGCTTGATTTCGTTGATTGGTTCTTCAACGATCTTTTTGTAGTCCTTGGTGATTTCTCGCCGGATCTTTTTGTCGAGTTGTTGGATGGTCCGTAGGTCGTCCTTGAGGCCGACGACTTCGATGTTGGCTCGGGCTGTCATCGGCGCTCCTTTCTGGACTTGTTCAGCACCTCGATGGCGGTGTTGAGATCTTTTGCTGTGAATGGGATTTCGGAGGGCCAAAAGCCGGTCGCGACGAGTAGTTCGGCTAGACCGCGGCTGTATGTCCCTCGTGGGTAGGGTTTGCGTCTTCTTGGGTTACGACTTCGAGTGAGATCACTTTGCGGGCGTAGTCGTCGAATGTGGGTGGGACTGTGATGCCGCTGGATTTTGACGCGGCCCACGCAAGGAAGGTGAGGTCTTCCGCGCCGATGCCTTGGGCGAGGCTTCCGGCGGTTTTTTTGGTTTTGCGTTCCCATTCGATGACGTTCCAGAACGAGGTCGTCACTTGGACGGGTCCTGTTCCGGTGTCTACTGCAAGGGTGATTTTCATGGTGTCCTCCTAAGGCACGGTTAGGGATGGTTTGGTCAAGGTGCGGTGATGTCGCGGGCCCAAGTTCCGCCAACGAACACCACGTCCACGGTTGCGAGTTCCCCGACGGTCGAATTGATCGGGGTAAACGATTGCAAGAACGCTCCGGTGATCGTGTATTCGGGGTTCGATGCGGATTCGGTCGTTCCCGATGGTGAGATCACGAGGGTCGAGGATTTGCCGACCATCGCGGCGAGTGCGGTTTCAACTTCGGCTGTTGCGCCGGAGCCGCCGTAGGCGAGGAACATGGTGATCGCAACCTCGACGGATTGGAGTCCGGCGGTGTAGGTGCGGCCGGTGTCGCCGAAGCTTGTGGTTTCAAGTGCGTCGGTGCCGACGGTCAAAGTGCAGGTGTTGGACTCTGCGCTGAGGTCGTAGGTGGTTGCGCCCTGGGTGATATTGATGGTGGCGTTGCTGAGGAATGTCACAGTTGCCATAGGGTCTCCTTTAGTTCCGCCGTACGGCTACGGCGACGGTGATGTCGTATGAGGGAAGGGTTTGCCCGCCGATGTCCGTGAGGGTCGGCCTGCCGCTTGTGACGGAAAGGGCCGAGTTCATGATCGTGTCGGCGGTCGTGATGAGGTAGTCCTCGGCGTCTTTGTTGCCTGGTGGTGCGGCAACGATGCGGAGGGTGAACTCGATGTCGCCCACGTTGTACGTGAACGCGGTGAAAGTTGGCGGGTCGATCAGCACCGAACGGGGCCGCAGGTTGCGGGGATCGGTGATGGCAGCCAAGCCGAGACCCGTCAACGTGGTGACGATCGCGGACCGTGCCTCCGCAAAGATCCCGGTGGCTGACACCTCACGCCACCTGGCTTCGGTTCACACCGAGTAGGCGCATGATCTGTCCCATCGTTCCTGGCGCGGCGGTGATGGTCATGTCTTGGAACGACGCGAACGAGTCAACCGAGCCGCGTTCGCGGTACAGGGCCATTGCGTAGAGCGTGGTTCCGAGGGTGACGTCTCCAGATGGGGAAGTTGTCAACGAGTCGAAATATCCGGCGGCTTTACGTCGACGGAACGCGAAAGCGTTCGCCGCGTTGGTGCACGTCGTCAGGTAGGTGGCGT